GCATTGTTTGAATCTACGGCAACACCACCTTCAAGGATATTAATGTTGAGAGGGTTACCTACATCATTTTTGACTTCAACTTCTGGCAAGGTGCCGATATTTACTGTTCCATCAACTGTTTGTGTTGCTGGGAAGTTATCAACATTGATATTGCCCGATACCACCCAAGGATCAGTGCCTTGTATTGTAGTAACGTTGCCAACAACAACTACATTTCCGCCAATGGTAAAAGGATTAGCATCTGAGTATTCGACATTGTTTTCATCATATAAATGAGTGTGGGTGAATAAGGGATCGTCGTCAGTGTTAGTTACTGTGACTATACCTGGGATAGCAACATTACCTTCGATGACAATATTACCAGTAAAACCAGTTCTTAGATAAACATTACCGGTTTCTTCGTTTAATGCCAGTGCCTGCGTAATGTTACGCAGATACCATGGTGATACGTCATCTGGATTTGGTTCAGCCATTATCTAGGGTATCCTTTAAATCTTTTCATTGAGCTGGTTGTGTTTGGTTCGTAGCTGTGAACGTAGTTTGTGCTATTTGGATTATAATTTGCCATTGGTTACCATTATCTTGGGTAACCTTTGAAAGCAATTATTGGTGATTTAGTATTGATAGCAGGCAGTTCACTGCTGCCTTTTTCAGCATGGCGCCTTTTAGCAGTCAATCCGATTGATTTAAAAGCACTCTGAGCTAGTTTTTCTTCCTCGTCTGTGTAGGTTCCTACATAGCCATCGCCGGCCAACCATGAAGCATTATCCATTTCATGCTCAGCATTTCCGTCTTTGTCCATCGAAGCCATTGCGAGACTAGCACGATATAGATCGTAGTATCCGTTGTTTTTTAAACTTCCTGGGGAGGCTTTTTCAACAGTGTGTGGCATTTTGCCCTGTTTTAGACTAGTTCCTCTGCGTTCTGTGATAAATTCAGTAGCACGCATTAGTCCATAACACCTGCATTACCGCTTGATGCAGTGCCAATTTCTACAGCAGTTCCATTGCCACCTACTATTGTAAGTTGATTACCAACACCTACCCAAATGTCACGTTTGCTATTTGCTGATATGACTATCGGTACACTGTTTGCTTGATCACCGTCGTTATATAAAAATAAACTAGCGTTTGCAGTAGGTTTGCCTGATAATCTTACTTGTGCAGTAACACTATTAGTGCCTGTTGATATTGATGCTTTGTCTGTAGTCCAGACAGTGTTTGCTATTGCACCTGAGTATACTGTAATTGCCATTGTTTACTTTCCTTTTTTACCACTTGCGACATGACCAATAACGTGCTTTTGTCTTTGGTCCTGGATTATCGCAGTTGTGTCTAGCTCTAAAACTCTTACGTGCTTTAGGATTGTTTTTTCTAATACGCATTGATTTACCCTTGACGCTACTTCCGCCGTGACCAAAGTTTACTTTTTTCACATTTCCTGTTTTTGGATCTTTTACGTATACTTTAAACTTTTTAACATCACCTTGCATAGGCTTATTAAGTTCAACTTTACGTCCTTGATATTCTGCTTCTGCTATATCTGCTTCAACTACACGCTTCAAACTTCTAATAGTATCGTTGACCATAGCACTGATATCGCTTGATCCAATTTCTTCATCGTCATCGCCATGGAATTCAGCAGTATCTCTAATTGCTTGTGTGATTTGCTCGATACCATACTGTCTAACCATGTCTGAAAATTCAGGATGATTCATAATCCTGCGTGTGATCATGGCTTCTACATCTTCAACATCTTCGATGAGTTTTTCAGTTTGTTCTACTGCTTCGGTAAGTTTGCGTGTGTAATATTCAGCACTAGATGGTACGCCCATACGCTTGTAAAGAGAGGCTTGCTCTTCAAACATCTTTATGTCACCGGCAAGTTTTTGTATTTGTTTACAATTACAATGTGGACACTTCGCACCACATGTGCAGTCCATTACCTTAACACCACAACAAGCATCAGGACAGTAGATTTTACCATCTTTAATACGTTCTAGCAGTGTGCCTTCAGTTGTGATTGATCTATAGCCTTCGTTACTGATGGCTGCATCTGCATCGCCATCACCGTCAACATCAATCATTACCCAGTTTTCACCATCTGGGTCTTGTGAGTCGTACGGACAATCTGTGGTTGGTTTGTATAACTCATCTCCACAGTATTTGCAACAACACTTTTGATGCATTCCTTCGTCAATTTTTTTCTCATTTAAACCAACATCATCACTATACAAATCTATTAATTCTTTTTTAAGTATCTCTGCATCTTCGGGTGACATTTTTCTTGCAAGTTTATTAAATTCATAAGCAATATTTTCATCGCCAAAGTCATGACGTCTAAAGAAATATTCACGACCTTTATCTAAACTTACCATGCCTTCGTCAAGTTCTTCTGAAGGTGGATCAATCACACCGTCTGTATCATCACCTACGTAGTTACAGTCTTCTAGTATGCCATAAGCATATTCATCTAAATGTAATGTAATACTATCGTCTGTGTGTTCTACAACCGGAAAGTCTATAGCAATCTCGTCGTCGAAATCTTCTCTAACAACAACTTCAAGCACATCACCTGTGATAGGAAATGCAACTGCTCTTTCGCTTTCTGGTATGTACTTTTTTAAACTCATTACTTTGCCTTGTACTCTTGATATAGTTTCATTAGATGATCTTCGCTGACTTCATTGAGCTCAGATTCACCTAGCACTGACATTGGATTGTCTGCCCCAGCAACTTTAGGATATGCCATCTTCTTTGGTCCGTTAAGTCCGCCAGCAATGTCCTGTGTCATGTACTCTGCATCTTTTGTTTCTGTGGCATCAGCACCGTTTGCAAATTCTTGATCTTCTGCTACATCAACTTGCACTTCACCGTATCCTGGTTGTGCCATGCCCATTCCTGCTAGTTTTAAGAGTTGAGCTAGTTTGGCTGCTTCTTCGCCTTGAGCAGATATGTTAATTGATGGTTCCTGTTCACTTCCTGCACTTACAGTTATGTTCATGCCTTCGTTGATCTGGAATGCACGTTGAGCAATTTCGTTGCCTTCGTATTTTTCATAGATGCTTGCATTTGGAAATGCTGGCTTACCTGCGCCATCACCAGTTGCAACTGAACCAGATGAAGTGGTTTCTTCTACTTTTTCTTCATCCATTCTGTCTTCAATTTCTTTTTTAATTTCGTCGTAGTCTTGTCCTGGATATTTCTTTTCAAATTCTTTCTTATCCATGCCTTCTTCTACGTCTTGAACCATACCTTTGACAGCACCTTCGTCGACTTGTTCTTCTGATTCATTATTCATACACTTTGAAGCCATAAGTTTAATTTTATCCTGATCGCAGTCACTGTACTTTTCACAAATTTCAGCTTCTGTCATGCCTTTGTCAACACACGCTTTCATTTCTTTCATAGATGGCATACCATCATGTTCTGCTTCTTCGATGGCTTCGTTTTTCTTGTCACCTTTAACAGGATAGGTTTTGCCATCAACTTCAAAACTGTCTTTGCCAGCTTTTATTGCTTTGTCTCTTTCACCTGAAAATTCATTGCCTTCTTCTACGTCTGCTTCATCAAGTGGATTTTCTGCCATTATCTTTGCGGCTACGTCTTGTGGTGTGCCTAAGGCTTCTTCAATCTCTTGTACAGGAAGGCCAGCTAGTTCTGCTAAACGTGCCATTACACCTTGTCGAGCTGCATCTTTAAGTGTTCCTGAGTTTTCATGCATTCCATCTTTGTCATGCTTCTCATCATACTCGATATCTTTGGTAACGTCTTTACCATCTTTACCAGCATGCTTCATACCATCGTACTTTGCATCATGTGCAACTTCACGCCCAGCTTTTTCTGCACGATCATCTCTTTCAACATCAGACTCTTTTTCAAACATCTTGTCGTCTTTTTTCTTCTCTGGTAAACCATCAGGACTTTGTTTGTCACTAAATGGTGTATAGTCAGCCTGTTTGTTAAGTTTTGTTTTCTTCATAAGGTCCTCTAGACCTTTTTTCATAAGAGCATTACTATCCTCTTTGACTATTTCAGGTGCATTTGCTACCTTGTTTAGTTTTGCTAGTGTGTCGTATATGTTGTCCATTGTAGGTTCCTTTATTTTTTGTTTTTACCCGGAGGGCCGTCTTTGCGATTCTCCGGAGCCGAACTACCATTGGAGGCTTTTACGACCGGAATCTTGTTTTTACCCATAATAGGACTGTCTACACTATTAGGAGTATCTGTTGTAAACTTTGCTGGAGGCGTTTTACCACCTGCTATTGTGAAATCACTTGAATATTCATTGCCTACTATTTGTCTTTTATGTGGATCGGCAGCATAATATTCACTGGCTTTTTTGCTTTCAGAGTTTTCTGGTTGTTCACCTTCTTCAGTACCAAGCACTGGATCAGGTTGCTCTTCATAACCTTTACGCTCTTCATCTACACTATCAGCATACTCTTTTGTCTGTATAATGATATGATTTGGATTCATTCCAAGAAGTTCTGCCATCTGTGTAATCTGTGGCGGAGTTGCTGGATAGTTAAAAGTTACATCCATAAATGTAACACTATCATTTTTAGCATCTGGAAAGTCAGGTAAGGTTTTTTGTATTGGAGTACTCTTGGGTTCGGTCATACTTACAACATCAAACTGTTGGAGTTTTTCTTCCAAAGCATTAATTAGTTCTGCGTCAACATCACCAAGTATTTTGATTCTGTAATCAAATGTTTGACGTGTTTCTACAAGGTATTGTGCAAATGATTTCATCTTATGTTCCTTCTATGCAGTATTTAGCAGAATAGAGCTCATTTCTCTTCTTTGTCTTTGTTCAACAACCTATCTAGTAGTGCGTTTCTATCAAGCACAACGCCGGTTCCATCTACGGTTTCTTCTTTGTTAGCGTTGGCTTTTTGGTCTAGGTTTGCTTTTTTCAGTTGTAGATCAACCATCTTTAATTTTTTGTTAAGTTTTGCGGTCTTTGCAGTAATTGCATGTCCTAGCATGGTACTGGCTACTCCAAATATGTCACTGGCCCACCTACTGTCTACGTTCATGCCAAGATCCATCATATCATCAAAGCCCTTGGTTGCTTTGTCTGCAAGCTCGTCCATCTCAGTATCACTTGCCTCCAATCCACGCACCATTGGTAGTGCGGCTTGAACTTTATCAAGTTCACTGAGAGTATTTTGCATTACAGGATTATTTTCAGGTTTTGCTTCTGGCACATTGTCAGGCACTACTTCTTCAGGTAGTCCTTCATCAGTAGGCAAATCGAAAAGTTCTTCTAGTTTCTTTGTCATGTGCTTCCTTTAAACAAGTTGGACACAAGCAATCTTGGTATTCAGATGCAATGTATACAATAGGCATATCCATACACCAACAATCTTTATCTTTGCTACACTGAAATTCTGTTTTACAAAGTTCGCAAGTCATCATTGATACTTATTACCGATTGCGTCCTTGATGAAATATGTCTTCTTCAGTCACAACTCTAAATGTTAGTCCATTACGTCTGCACCATTTTTGTGCGGCATCCCATTTTGCATAGTTTACTGCAACTACTGCTCTATCTCTGTTGTTGGCTTTGCTTTCAAGTATGCTCTGTTTTTTTGGTTTTATTTCAATAAGTTCTGTAACCACTTGATTTGCTTTGTTCCTGTACTGTATCAAAAAGTCAGGAATATAACGTGTTGCTTTTCCTGTTAGAGGATTCATATAAGGTATTGCAAGTGATTCGCTTGACCATGTAATAATATGATCGTTGTTATCACAAAAACGCATAAATGCAAGCTCCCATCCACTACGAAACTTTGGAGCACCTTTGCCTGCATACTTGTGAGGATTCATAACTGTGTACGTGCCTTGTTGAAATTTAGACATAGTACACCTATACTAAAATGTTACGTGCAACATATTGGTTAGGAGTAGCAGTATTGGAAACACCAAGTAAGGTGGTATTGCTACGATTGTTATTGAGATAGTATGCTAATGTCGCAGTAACTTGTAAAGTATTTTGATTTCTAAGTTGACTTATTATGGTTTCAACACTTTCGCCAGTGTCTTCACTAATTTGAAATACTGATAACGTGAAATTTTTAGCCGCAAATTCGTCAGTAAAAATCTTCGATAAAAAACTGTATACCACATCATATTGATTTGCATCAATTACCAGTTCTCTGTTGTAGAACTCATCAAATGCTCTTATTGTCGGATCTGTACCTGGATTTGTATAGTTAAGTGTTGCCATTATGGACCTGTGGTTCTAGGTTTTGACCCAGTCTGGTCGTTTATCACAACAGGACCTGTAACGTTTGAGTTTGCTGGGCGAAGTGTAGCAGGAGCCTGGCTTCCAACTGCTTGTATATTTGGTTTATTAGGAAACAACACGCCTCTAGCCGCACCCGGAAGTGTTGATTTTATTTCACTTCGTGCTATATTTTTTGATTCTACTTCTAGTATCTGATTTAGATCTCTGCCTTTGAATGTTTCGTATGCAGTGCCTGCTTTTTGTATAGCACCAACTACACCAGCAAGATTGCCAGCACTAAGGTCGGTAATAATACCACCTGCGGCATCAATAAGCCCGCCTTGACCAAATATTGTAGCGGCACTACCTGGTCTTGAAAGAGGACTAGGTCGCTCATCATAATTTGCTGGGTTACCAAAACTTGGTATACCACCATCAGGATTTGATTTTGTTAATGCTCCATGATAGTATTTGACAGTTTCATAATCAAAGGTAAAAGAATTTTGCATGATACCTCCACCTTCTTCGTAGTTGTATGTGTCATGTTCAAAACGACTTATTATTGGATTAATTAGTGTATAAGCACACCACCGTGCATCGTTTAATCCAAAAATAGTAATATCACGGAAAAATGCTGGCTTGCCGGCTCTTGCACCATCCATGTAACTTTCGCCGATGTAGCCCCAATCGTTAATTTCTCTGTCTTGTGTATAGATATCTCTAAAACCATATGGATAAGCTGCTCCTGGATCAACACCTTGTGCATTTGGTCCAAGACTACCGTTGGTAACTGCGGCATCAAAATACTTTTGACTTGCGTCTTTATAATAATATGAATAATAATTGTACCAAAGTGTACGACTTAGATCACTAGCGTCATCGTGCATTATGCATGTGATTGGATCGTAATCAATTTGTGTTTGTACCTTGCGTTTGCGATTGTATTGATTCATAGTGTCAACACTAAAGTTATATGCAGGTAACTTTATTTCTTTTACTAATAAATTAAGATTTTGTAAATCTTGAGCTTGAAATACGCTTTGCAGTTGAGGAATCTGTTGTGTGTTGAGATTAAAAACTACATGGAATAGGAATTTACGACGTGGAGAAAGCGCCGAGTTATTACTACGAAAAGTTTTACTCGCATGAGTATAGTCTCTTAAAAAATCAGTACCAAAGAATCCTTTGAGAAAGTCTTGTCCGAAGGCCATAAGTTACTCCTCTAACTTAATTAGCCAGTTACGACGTCACCCAGTGTTCTTCCTACTGTTGATCCAATTCCTGTTCCAAGAGGTGTTTGTACTGCGTTGTCATAACGTATTGATGTTTCGATTGTTACTGGATCGTTTGAACCATAATCTAAGTCACCATAGTTTGCATTTACTAAAAAACAACCATATAGTTCCCAAGTTTCAAGAACATTAGGTGTGCTTGTCCCATTACCGCCGTCTAGTACTTCACAACGTGTGACGAACTTATAGTCAATACCTGAACTTGCACTTGCTTGTTCTAGTGTATCCATTTGCTTTTGAATTTGCTCACCAATCAATCTGCTTACGTTTCCGCCAGCATCATCTCTAAAGGTTGCTGATACTGCATCCCATGTTTGACGTCCAGCAAGATAAATTCTGCTGTTGTATATTGGTACTTCGATTTCTTCAAAGTTTATAGTGGGTCTAGTAAAAGTCATTACCTGTTTGGTAAGTTCTGTTCTAGGGGTTGACACGCCAAGATTTTCAAATATCACCCGGTAGCGATATTTTAGTTTTGGCATTAACAGTCCTTGAGTTGGACTTGATTGGTCTGATGCCAAAGGAACTGTCATTCTTGTTAGCGATGATACGGCCATTTTAAAATTCTCCTTATTACAATATTATTTATCATAAATTGGCCACAAAAAAATGAGGCCGAAACCTCATTTTTCGTTGTTTAAAGTGCTTTAAACTGCGGCTGAACTGGCTACATTACCAGCTGCTATTTCGCCTGTGTTCTTAATTCTAACCGGTATGTAGATGAATTCAACTGCCTTGACTGGCTCAATTGCAACATCAACATATAGTTCGTTACGATCAATTCTTGCTGGTGTGTTGTTACTATCGTCACAAACAACCAAGTAATCGTAGATACCACGCTTTGCAACAAGATCTATCATCAAGCTCTCAACTGCATTTTTAATTTCATCACGTGTGATTTGATCGTTTGGCTCAAAAACAAAGTTTTTACCAATTGTTTCTAGTCTACCTCTAATAAATGCTACAAGTCTTGCAACGTTTATTCTATCAAGTGAACTACCAGTAAATGTTGTTTTATTACCATAGTTAAGTATACCTGATCCAGGAATAAAAGTAATTGGATTTATATTGTTTTCGTATAGTGTATCTCTTAAACCTTGTCTGATTGCAGTTTGTGTAAACTCACCTGTAGTTGCGTTAACATAACCTAACTGACTAGCATT